CTCTAGCTAGCACTTCCCCTTGCCGGGTGTGCGGGGGACTTCCACCCCTGAGTGAGCGCGCCCTGCCGGGCGCACCGTAAAAAAACCCGCCGGAGCGGGTTGTCATGTCGTATTCGGCCTACTTGGACCTTAATTCAGCCATTGCCCTTAAGCAGCCGCTGTAGAAATCGTTCCTGAAGTCGCTGATTGCGGAAGTCTTCATTGGCTCAGTGCTGTACCTGGGCAGCTTGAAGGCTTCCACGAATGCAATTCGCACAATCGAGTTAACCTGGGCCTCCTTTGCATCTGAAATCTTCGAGGCTCGCCTATCTATGATTGCCAGCGCCTCGGACAGGTTCTTCCCATTTTGCCTGTACTCCATCGCGCCCTTTGCCGCTGAGTCATAGACCTTGCAAGGGTCTTCTTCCGCAGCCTGAGCAAACGATGCTGCGAGCATCGCTGGAATGAGTGTCGCTCGAATCAGTGACATTTCCTGCACCTCCGTATGATGAGGGCAATCTGCCACCATCAGCAGGAAGCGCAAAAACGCCTCTTCGCCACCTAGCGCTTCGGTGGTGTTTTGGGCTTGGCCCCCTCCTGCTGCTCATCCCAATGCCGGCGGAATTCGTCATCGAGGGCGAATATCGAGGCGTCGAACTCCTCACGGCAGATTGCCGAAGGATATCGCTCCAGGTATTGGCCGATGATGGCTGGCGAGATCGGCGCAGGCGCGCCAACCATGCCGACGTACTGGCGCGATCTCCCGATGTGGCCGTAGGCCTCAAGGATCTCTGCGGTTACTGGGTCGATCTCTGGAGCCGGAGGGACAGGATCTACGCCTTTCAGTCGCTCTCGCTTCCAGCGTTCCTTTTCGCTGCCTGGCCCGGCCCAATCTCGCCCCCAGCAGTAAGCCTCTACGGCTTTTTTGCCGTCTCTTTGGCCCGCTCCTCGGCCCGAGTGGCGATATCAGAAGCCACCTGCAGGGCGGTGAAATAGACATCTGGCCGCTGAGCAATGAGCAGCTTCCCGCGCTCTTGTGTGTATGGGGTGTCAACACCCGGCTGTTCAGCCTCTTCGACGCCCTCCCACTCCAGGATGATGTGCTTGCACACCAGGTCGACCAGCATGTCATCCATGCTCTCGATCTCTGGAATCTCGGCGTTCGCTGGGTCAAACCCATCGGTACCTACGCCATAGCGGGAGTCGACAATAGCCTGATGCCGCTGGATCAGAGCGTGGTGCGACTTGAACTTCGGGTTTGCTGCCGAACCGACCTTGATCTTCACGCCGGGGGCAATCTCAACCCACCGCGTGCCTTCAACGTCCAGCTTCGGAGCCTGGGAAATGACAAGAGCCATGGTATTCCTCTGCGGTAAAAGGCCCGACGCACACCGCAGGGCGCGCCGGGCAAAGGATTAAGCGGTGACGGTGACAGCGCAGGTATCGGTCTTGGTGCCGTCTGCAACGCTGGTGGCCGTGATGGTGGCGGTGCCGACTGTCAGGCCCTTGACCAGACCGGTCTCGCTCACGCTGGCGATTGCCGGGGCGGAACTGGTCCAGGTGACCTGCTGGCTGGCACCGGCCGGGGTCACAACGGCTTCGAGGTCGCCGGTTTCATCAACTTCCAAGGCCAGGGTGGCCGGGGTCACTTCAACAGCTGCCACGATGATTGGCGCCGGCAGGCGGGTGATGGTCGGCGGAACGCGGCGGGCGGTGTACGAAAGCTCGACCTGAACGATGTCGGTTGCGCCACCATCCGGCCAGTCGCCGCTTACTTCCATTTCTGGAATGCTGAACACATACCCGCCATCGGCGTTGCTCAGCGTGAACTCGAAACTCAGCGCACCGCCGGTCTGCTGGGCCTTCCAGTACTCATACGCGGTTTTCGACCAACTCAGGGTGATAGAGCCAGACGGTGTGAAAATCGTCGGAATGATGTTTCCGGCGAACGGGTTGCCGTTACCGATGCAGCGCTGGGTCTGAGCGTTGTTGGCGAACTGTAGGTTGAAGGTGTCAACGCAGGCGTTGTCATCGCCAAGCTGCACGCCATTGATCTTCAGGCCGGTGACATCCTTGAAGCCGTAGCGGCGCTGAGCCGTTTCTGGCTGCGGACTGACGATAAACGACGTGTTGTCGGCCTTGTCGTCCCACGAGGTGGCCATGAAGGTGGTGGTGACGCTGATCTCGTTGTCGTTCGGGACCTCGATGTTCAGCGTGTCTACCTGGGCGCCCCTGGCAATTCCTGAGATTCCTACGTCGGCGTCATAGGCGGCGATCGAGAACGAGATGCGCTCGTTACCCATGGTCAGGGTATTGCCGACCCAGTTCGCGCCGAAGCAGGAGGCGAGGAACTCGTCCAAGGCGCCGTAGCGGAACTTTGTTTCGATATCCCCGCCGACATCCACAGTCGTCTGGGCGGTGCCCTGAGACATGCGAGTCTCGCCGATCTCGTTGTTCTCTTCGGTGTTGTAGGTGGGTACCAGGCCGAAGCTGACGCGGGTCAGTACGTTCCAGTTGCCAGGCGGGGTGATACCCGGAGTCACTTCGCGAATATACGCGGTCGAGCGCTTTGCACCGCTGGACATGGGGTGTTTCTCCTATCGATAGGCGTAAAAAAACCGCCATGTGGCGGTGGATGTTGAGGGCTCAGTAGGCCCGGTATGGGATCGACACGTTGACCTGGTACCAGCCATGGCCGTCATCGCCGATCGTATTGGCCGAGACCGCATAGCAGTCGAATGGCTCGGTCGGGTCGCTGTAGAACTCGAAGTGCTGCACCAGCGTGTCGGCGGCCTTGGTAATGGCCAGGGTGCCCTTATAGCTGGGCACGAACAGCTGGATCATGATGATGCCGGTGCGGCGCACGCACGGGCCGATGCCGACCTCTGGTGCGCTGGCCAAGCCAGGAGCGTCCGCCAGCCTGGCCCAGATGGGTTTGCCGGCCGGATCGAACGGCCCCTGCAGGTTGTTCGGGTAATCGACAGCCGATGCGGGTATGCCCGCCCACTGCGCCATGCGGCCAGTGACGATGGCCCGGATTTGTTCGAAGGTCATGAGTAGGCCTGCGAGACGCTGTTGAACGACACCGCGTAGATGCCGGCGGGCGCTTGTTTGGAGTGCCCATCCTCAAGCGGTACCGCGTATGGGAGGTTGTTCTGGATGAACACCTGTGTGAACGGCTCAAGGCCGGTCGTCACCCTGACGCCCTGCTGGATGGTCTCCGAGCCGGTCGGGTCGACATTCGGGCTGCTGGTGTACACGGGCGCGCCCACGCTGACGATGTTGTTGCCACGGAACCGCCCGGTATCGACCGGCGACCGGAGCACGATCTCGTTCAGCATGGCCAGGGCGATCACCCTGACGCGCTGAGTCAGCGCCTCTTCTACCACGCCAGCGAACAGGCTTGGCGGCGTGCTCCATCCCTGCTTGGCCATGGGTCACTTCCTCAGTTGCACACGATAGGTGGCCGAGGCCGGGTCAGCCCGCACCGATTTGACCAGGTAGACCACCTGCTTGGTACGGTCCATCAGGTCGGGCGCCGTGATTTTGTGACCGACATCCGGGGTATCCGCGACCTCGTTGGCCAGCGCGGTAAGGCGCAGGTCACCGACGAGGATGTTGATGTTGTCGATCCGGGTGTCTTCGTAGCGCGAAAGCACGCCACGCCCGGTGTAGGTCACCGGCTGAGCGGTGCTCTCCTCGGTAACCGGATCGATAACACCAGGCCCCATGTACTCGCCCGTGAAGGCCAGCACTGCGTCGGCCAGGTCAGTATTGAACGCCTCGGCTAGGTCGGCCTGCAGCTCGTCGCGAAGTCCCATATCAGCCCCTCACGATCTTGGTCTGGCCGCTTTTGTTCAGGTAGGGCGCCAGCAGCGCCAGGGCGAACGACTCACCCGCGCTGATGGTGCGGGACGACTCGGCGTAGGTCTTGCTGCTGGACACCCCGTCAGCATCCACCGACTTGCTCAGCACGCCGGTTTCCTTGCTGCCGTAGATGTTGCCCGCCGCAGCCTCTCGGGCAATCTCGGCGCCGGCCTGAATGACGTCATCCGGTACCGGATCGAACTCAGGCAGACCGAGATTGGTAAGCCAGGTGTTGGCCATCAGCACCGCGCGGGCCTTCTGGTCGGCGGGCGCCCAGGCTGGCCCAAGCAGGCTGTCTACCTGCTCGACGGTGATGTAGGTGGTCATTACGCGGCCTCGCCCAGCAGCTTCTTGAGGTCTTCCAGGCTGGCGTCAGGGCTGAATTGCACGCCCTTTTCGTTCAGGGCGGCCTGCAGCTTTGCCTTCAGCTCGGCTTCTTCGGCAGCCTTCTTGTCGGCAGCGGACTTGCCAGCCTTCGAGCCTTTGGTCTCCTTCAGCGGCTCCGGGTGCTCGTAGCCATCGGGCGCGAAACGCGCATCGATGATTTTGTACCCCTTCTGCCGCAGCTCGGCTTTACGCTCAGGGCTGACCGGGTGTTTTTCGTAGACGATTTTCTCAGACATGTTTGTCTCCAGAAATAAAAAACCGGCCTTAGCCGGTTCTTGTAATTTGCTTGTCATCCAGGATTGAAGAACTCTCGATCATGAGGCTCAGCGCACCTTTGCCATGCCTGGTAAGCGTCCTCTGGGGTCTCGAACAAGCCAAGGTTCTTCCTTTTCCCATTTAGCCTTACACGAGCGATCCACTTACCTTTCGCTTTGTCGAAGCTTACATTCTTGAACCCGCTGGTATTGCTAGGCTTCAGCAGCATGTTCGTGCTGTTCTGCTTCCGGCTGGCTACTCGCAGATTGCAGAAGCGATTGTCATCCCTAATGCAATTCACATGATCTATTTCGTCAGGCCATTCTCCAGTCATGTAGAACCAGGCAAGCCTGTGCGCGAAGTATCGTTTACCGAGAAGCGAAACACGGAAATATCCGTTCGCCCCATATCCACCAGCAATGCTGCCAGCAACGCTTCGATTGGATGTCGTTACCAGCCTCGTGAACACCCCTGTTTCAGGGTTGTAGTGCAGATTCTCGAGCAGCTGTTCTTGAGTAAGCATGCAGCCTCCAACACGGCCTCAATGGGTGCCAGTAATCCAGCGTGTTGGCGCTGAAAACCCCTTGCAATGGGCTGTCCTGGCAGGGTCATTTTACATGCTTACTTGGTCGCATCACCAATGGTGATTACGCCAGCGCTTGCCTTGATGCTATTTGCCACGAGATCCCAGTTCGTGCCAGTCGACAACTCAGCATTGGTTGGGGATTTCCCGCCGTTCGCCACATCCCACGTGAAGCCCTTGAGACCCAGACCGAAGGTGTAGTCGGCCTGCATGGTGGTCTCGATACGCTCCTTGCCGTTGGAGGTCTCGATGTTGGTGATCAGGTCGGAGCCGTCCATCACCACCGCTGCGCCATCGGCCAGGCTCAGCACCTTCTCCTTGTTCGGGGTACCAGCCTCGTACAGCGCGGCAGCGTCAGTGACGATGACCGCCTTGCCGAGAATGTCGACCACCTGGACGCCCGAGAAGGTGAACAGGCGCTCAGCGTTGGCCAGGTTCTGCCCCATCAGCTTGTGATACATGGCACCGGTCATGACCTGAGCCACCAGGCGCTGGGATGCGTCACCGAACAGAGCGTGGGCGTTGTTGATGCCAACGTAGGTGATGCCGGCGGTGGCAGATACGTCGTTCACCGCTGCCGACTGGTTACCGATGGCCGCGACCAGGGCTGCGATGGCGGTGTTCAGCTGGTCCGACATGATCGACTCGGACAGGTTGCGGCTGATGACCTCCAGCGCCTCCTCCGGGTTCTTCTGCACCCAGGAAAGCTGTGCGGGCTCCCAGATGATCGGGCCGAAGCCACCGGCGATCTTCACCGCGTCATACTGCTTCTGAGCCAGCGGGGTCGAGGACTGGGCGCCGTTCGCGGCATAGCGGTCAACACGGCGCTGAGCGCTATGCAGGCCAGCCCAGAACGATTCCTGCAGGAAGTCACCGTCGATACCTTGGGTGGTAAGACGGATCGAGCCGGCAGACGCGGCGTTGAACTTCTCAACGTCCTGCTGCAGGGTCTCGATGGTGGTTTGCTTGAGGTATTCGTTGAATACCTTCATGTTCGAAAGTGCCATGTTGGCTCCTTAAGCGTCTGCGGTCATGGCCTTGATGGCTTCCAGGCGCGCTGCCTTGTCACCGCCGAGACTTCCCTTGGTTTGGGGCTTTTGACCATTGGTCGTGTGGGCGCCTGTGCCTTGAGCACCGGTGCCCTTGAGGATGTGATCGCGGTGCGGGTACTGCGAGACGAGGGTTTCGAGCGCTTCGTTGAAGTCGGCCAGCTCACCTGGGCGGGAGCGACTGAAGACCTTCTGGCCTTGAGCGTCATAAGCGACGACCTTGCCTTCCTCGATCTTGAAGTTACTGCCGAAGGTGGCCTGCACCATGTCTGCCGGGACAGCCATTTTCTCGGCAATGAACTGCGAACGGGCGAAGCTGCCACCGATCTTCTCGGCGTACAGTTGCTGCTCGAAGGTCTGAGCCTTGGTGTTGGCTTCGTCCAGCTGGGTCTGGAAGGCCTTGCTGATTTCACCCTTCACCTTCTCGATCTCGCCGGCATCCACCAGCTTCTTGGCGTCGAGGTTGGCGACGGTCTCCAGCGCCTTCTTGGCGGCGGCAGCATCTTCGATGCCTTCAAATGCCTTGGCCGTCTTCTCCAGGCCATCAGCGCGCTCTCGGTGCGACTTGGCTTCGGCGTTCAGCCGAGTGATGGTGCTGCGGGTGCCCACAGCATCGAAGGCGACCTCCTTGCCATCGTCCTCGACATAGACGGGCTTGCCGTCTTCGATCACTGCGTACTGCTTGCCATCCACTTCAACGGTTTTGAGTTTCATCTCGTCTCTCTGGGCCATCCGGCCTGCTGATGAGCCATCCGGCCCTATTGCGCCCCGTCCATCCGAACCGCAGGCAGAAAAAAGCCCCGCACTGGGCGAGGCCTGCATTGCGCGCCACAAAACGCGATGCTCGTATTTCGTGGCGCGGAATTACTTGAGTCGTTCGTGCAGCTGGTCGAGCGTCAGGAATTTCCCGCGCTCGTTGTAGAAGTCTTCCAGCTTCAGCTTGTCCTGGCGCAGCAGCTTCCCGCGCTCAGGCCCGAGGATCTCGTCCTGGCGGGCTGCGGGCTGGCGAGCAAGCCATTGCGCGTAGGTGGTCTGCTGTGGAACTTGGCCATCCATGCTTGCCCGCGTAGCCGCGTCACTGATCCCCAGTGCCAGGGCGCTCTTGAGTATCGGGATCTTGGTCGAGCGGCAGCAAAAGTGGATGCGGCCGGGCCCGGCAAGCCACGGGATCTTGTGCCCGATTGGCTGGTACGTGCCCAGTGTGTACGGCAGGCGGTCACGGATTCGGCAGGTCGTCGATGTCCGGCTGTCCAGCGTGCTCAGCCACTCAACATGGCTGATGATGTCGCTATTGGCCTCGAATGCCTTGTCGCTGGCAGTCTCTGCGGTGTGCGAAACAGCGGACCTGACTACCGACTCCACTTCGCGGCGTGGACGCTGCAAGAGGCCGTCCGCGTACTTCTCGGCCCGGGTACCCATGATCGTTCGCACGATCTCAGCTGTGGTCTGTCCGTTTACCACCCCAGCGCGCACAGCGTTGCGTATGAGCGCCTTTCGGTCCGCCTCGATGCCGTCCATCCATTCAGAAAGCAATCGCCCCTGGAATGGCCTGGCTGCGGCCTGCGCCCTCACCTGGCTGAACTGTGCGACCTGGATTGGGAACTTGGCCTGCACCAGGGCTGGCACGATCGATTCGAACAGTTTCAGCTGGAAAGCGATCTCGTAGGTGGCTACGCCATCAGTGAGCGCAGTCATAGCCTGGCGAACCTGGGCGAAGGTGTCGCTGTTCAGCTGGTTGACCCGGAACAGCGCGGCATCCACGGCCGAAGCGCTCAGGTCTGTACCCAGCGCCTCGATGGCAGACACCAACGCCGCACGCAGCTCAGCGTCGTTACCGTTCAGGATCTTGATGATCGCGACGACTTGGGCATTGCTCAACCTGGACAGATCGACCTCATGCCCAATCAGCTCGTCAATCAGCTGCTCGTTTGCTGTCTTCATCAGATCGCCCCGAGGGCTGGGCCTTGGGATTCAATCTTGGCCAGCTCTTTCTCCCAGTCGTATTCGTCGCTGATCACGCCACGGCGCTGCATCTCAGCGAACAGCGTCTCTTTCGAAAGCATGCCGGCGTTGGCCATGGATACCAGAGTTGGAAGCGACACCTCAGGCATGTAGTCAACGTCGAAGTTGCCGCGCATCTCGACGGTGCCGCCATCACCCTGACCACGGTAATCAGCCATGAACTGGAGCAGCTGCCCCAGGCAATCACCGAACTGGTGAGCCATGCGGGCCAGCGGCGAAAGCTCCTGAGCAGCCTCTTCCTCGGCCTGTGTCGCGGTCTTGGTCGCAGACTTGTCCGGGGTCAGCAGTTTGGCACCTGCCATCCGCATCTCATCCAGCAAGTCCTGTAGCGCGGTGCGCCCGGCCTCTACAGCCTTGCCCGTGTGTTCCACATACTTGAGGTTGCCATCTTTCGGCAGATCGGTAAGTGATCCGGTGCCAACCTTGAACTCTGGCGGGATGACCTTGCCCTGATTGTCGTACTGGGCCTGAATGCCGATACGCACCAGAATCGGCACGCGAATGACATGCAGGATGTTGTCCTGGTCGCTCTGGCTCTGCCAGTGCTTTACGTTCAGGTGGGCCAGCTCCAGCAGCGGTGGCTTGGCAGTCATGAAACCAGTGCGACCGGTGTAGAACGTCACCCATGGGATGTACGTCAGGCTGGTGACGCCCTCGTCATGAACTGCCCATGCGCCACCCTTGCTTGGGGCTCGGTAGATTCTCCACAGGCCTGGCTCAAGTACGCGGATCTGCAAGACGACATCAACGCCGAACTCGCCATCCTCTTCCTCGATCGCCTCAATGTAGCGAATGTGGGTCAGCACACCGCCCTTTGCCTTCCACCCGAGAACCTGCTCAGGCTTGACCATGACAGCATATGGGCGGACGCCCGCGGCTTTCTCTTCCGCCATGGTGCGGCCGGCTTCGGAGGCTGGATGATCAACGAAAGCGTGGCACAGGCCGTGGCTCAAGCCATTCCGGAAGAACTCCACCGACCAGTTGTTCAGGTCGTTTCCGGCCAGGTCGATGTCCGTTGCCATCTCCGCAATCTCGGCCGGAACGTCGTCGCCCAGCTGCAGCGGCTCCGCAAACACCCGAGAGGTCATGTTGCCGACCGTCTCAGAGTACGCGGGCAGCAAGGTGGACTGGGCAAGGCGAGACTTGTAGATCTCATCATCTTCTGCTGGGTATTTCGGCAGCAGCGCCTGGCCAGCAGCGCGCATGGCCATGGTCCCGCCCATGAGCGGAGAGATCACCGCCCAGTATCGGCGCATCTCGTCGACAGCTGGCAGGGTGAAGCTCGGGTTATCGCTCATGGTCACATTCTCAGGGATTGGGTCGTAGTCATTGGGCGTTCGATAGGGAACAGATAGGCCAGCGGATAGCCGGCGGCGTCGTTGAGGTGATCCACCCCGCTCGACTTGTCGGGCATGCCGTTCTTGTCGTAGGCCTGCTGCTCCAATCCGTCCGCAAGGTGCGGGCACCGGTTGACGTTGATCTTCAGGCGCCGCTCGCCATTGCCATTCAGGATCAGCGCGTTGACGGCGTTCACCCTGTCCGCGATTGCGGGGTTTGTCCCGTTCACCTGGATGGAGAATCCGGCCTGTCGCAAGATGCTCAGGTCCGACTCACTGGCATTCTTGCTGCTGGCGTTCTGGCCTGATGCATCGGGGAAAATCTGAATAGGGTGGCCCTTCGCGGCGTATCGCGCCTTGATCAGCTCTGCCATGTACGGCGTATCGCGCCCATCAGTGATCTCGGCTACTGCTACAGGGCATCCGCCGCGCAGGACATAGACAACAGCGCTCATCTTGAGCCTGTTGAAGTCCATGCCGATCAGAAGCGGCTCACGCTCCTGCTCGACGGTGTCGCAGTGGTTCAGCGTCCGGTCAAAGTCTGGATAGACGCTGCCGCTGTTCAGGTTTGTGAACTTTCCCTCGATGTATGCAGTGATTAGCGCAGCTGGGTAGCTGTCGCGAAGGCTCTGCACATAGTCGTCGGGAAGGAACGGATTTGTGTAGGTCGCAGCCTGAACCATCGCATAGCCAGGCTTGGGAGCGCGCCCCCAGGTGTCGTAGACGAACTGGAATCCTTCAGGCGTGGTGTAGGCCGAAACTCGGTTGAATGGCTGCTCTATACCAGTTGGTCGCTGCCGGTTCCGCGCAATGATCTTGCGCCACGCCAGCGCCGCCTGAGCCTTCTTTAGCGTGTCGATCTCGTCGACGTGCGCGCGGTAAGACTCATACCCGATGATTCGCGCCGGGTTTTCGAGCGTCCTGAGGATGAAGTCACCGCAGTTCGGGGCGCTGGTGTAGATGATGTTCTCTTGCTTGTTGTACTTGTAACGAATGCCAAGCTCGCTCAGCTTCTCCTCCATGCGAGGTGCGAGGATCAACCTCACCAGGTCATAGGTCGGCTCATAGAGCGCAATCAGCGCGTCAGAGGAGGACAAGGCATCACGAAGGGCACAGTTGGCCAGGGTCTCCGTCTTTCCGGTACCGAACCCGCCAACGAAGGCAGGGTATTTGTCTTGCAGCTGGAAGAACCTAGCCTGAGGCTCGGTCATCTGGATTCGTAGCGTCCGACCGGCCACCTACCACCTCAATCTCGATTTTGGTTACAGGAGGAGCCGGCTCATGACCTGCCTTAAGCGCGGCCAGCTCGACCCGGCGCTTCTCGATCTCGATCCGCTTGAGCTCTGCATCTAGGTCGGCGTGACCTGCAGGCACGAACATGCCCAGGTGTCGGCCGATATCGACCAGAGCGCCCTTCTTGTCGTGCAGCTTGACCTTCAGGCCGTCGCGCCCCTGAGACACCTCAGCGATGGCAGCAGCCGTGTCATCGTCAATCTCGGTGGAGTCGACTAAGGCCAGCCCGTGGTACGGAACCATGTCCTCAGGGCCCTCATCGTCGGCTTCGACCATGCGGACCATCGTCTCGCCCCAGCGGACCACCTTGCGGATATCGCTGAAGCCGATCTTGGCGAGTTCCTTGAGTACCATGTCCTGGGTGATTCCGGTTCTGCCAGACCTTGACTTCATGCTCTCGGCAACAGCGGCTGAAACACTAACATTTGCTAACAGGCGTGAACCTTGCTCGTTTGCCGTCTTCTTGCTGTAGCCAGCACGGATAGCGGCTTGCGTGGCATTCAGGTCGATCAGGTATTCTTCGACGAAGCGCTGCTGTTTTGCTGTCAGCGCCATAGGGAATTCCTTGAGACCTTAGTGCCTCGCTGGGCTGGATTATTTCTGATCGGCTAGGTGGACGGTCATGGTTCGGACCTTTCCGCCAGTGCTGGTATCGCGCCTTGCCGCCATCTCGACGGCCTTCTCGGCGGATGCGCCCATGTCCATTGCAGCGAATGCGTATGGCGTACCGCTGCCGATGGCATACGGTCGATCAGGCTTGATTGGCGACTTCCATAGGCCCGTATCGTCGTCCACCGCCACCATCATCAGCTTTCCGGCATCCACGACGATTGCAGATGCGTCGACCTTCCCGGATGGCGCGGCACCGAAGTAGGCCCCGACCAATGCGTCATAGTCACAAAGGGCACCCGACATGAAGAACTTCACGCCGTCGCGCTCAATGCACTTGTCACAGTCGTCATCGGTGATCAGGTCGCCTCGGGTGACGCGGGAGTCGTAGGCGATCACGCCATCCTTGTAGGCGATGGTGGTCATTCAGGGTGAACCTCGATCTTGATGCCGCGCCCCACCCAGTAGCTGAAGCGCTCAGGGCATGGCTCTCGGCCAGTCAGCCGGGCCATGACGAGGACGCCGGCCAAGTAGTACTTGAGCCACCACTTATGGCGGCAAGCGATGCGCACGGTGACCGATGCCATTTGCCTGTCCTCGCGCCACGAAACGGCGCATCTAGATTTTGTGGCGCCCTACCCCGGCTGAAACACATGGCCGCGCCGGGCTACCGCGTACAGGACAATCCCCAGCTTGAGTATCACGCCGTACAGGGTGGGCACATGGCCGCTCATGGCAAGGACGAACGAGCCAAACGCACCGATGGCCACCAGGTAGAACGCGACGGCCAGCAATGGGTAATCCATCGGGCGTATCCGGCGCAGGTAGTCGCACGCAGCAATCACCACCAGCACGCTCAGGAAGGCATTGGCGCCGATCAGGGTTGAAATCAGGGTCGAGCTCATCAGGTAGCTCCTTTGGCTCCGAACGACCCAACCAGCGACTTCAGCACTGGGATGATGTTCATTGCCAGAAGGCCTATCAGAAAGGCCACGCCGTATTGGGCTTCTCCGCCTGCCTCAAGCTTGAAGTAAGTGATGGCGAGCGGGGTGCAAAAGATCGCTGAAGCGAAGCCGGTGAAGAAGGCCGCGACTGCCTGGCCTCTGGTGAGACCTCGCAGGAAGGTCAGCGAGAGGATCGCTCCTGCGAAGCCGCCAATGATCACGCCGTACTTCACCAGCAGGACGCCGGCAGTCGTGCTTGCTGGTTCGGCCATGTGTGGTTCCTAGAATAAAAGGCCCGGCAAGGCCCTATTGAGGGACCGGGCAAGCGTGCGGAGCAGCACATAACGAATTGGTGCCGACACAAGGACTCGAACCTTGGGCCCTCCGCTTACAAGGCGGACGCTCTACCAACTGAGCTATGACGGCGAATGGCTGGCAAGGCAGGATTCGAACCTGCGACCGCCCGGTTAACAGCCGGGAGCACTACCACTGTGCTACTTGCCAATGATTGGAGCAGATACGGGGAATCGAACCCCGATCGTCAGCTTGGAGGGCTGTCTAGCGACCTGCGCTACCCGCTATGCGTGGGTCTTTCCCCACCTGTCCACCATAGGCATCCCTGGCGCCGACACCCTGCTGCATCGGTCTCGCCTGTTCTGCCTCAAGCCACCCGCAAAGCATGTGATGTGCGGGGCTTGGGCTGCCGGTGTTTTTCTGCATCGCGGCACTACCGGCTTATCCGCGTCCAGTTACCCCTTTCGGGCCACACTGGCAGTGGGTCCCGCACCTTTCCTACGACAACAAAAAACCCGGCGCGAGGGCCGGGTTCTGATGGATGTTTGCCAAAGGCAAAACTTTAACAATGGCGATACGGTATCACCAGCCGCACGGGAACGCAATAGGGCCTCAAGCGGCCCTGCGCATTTCGTAAATCGCGGCCGCAACCGGGCTCAGTGCTTCCTTGTCCAGATCCTCACAGCACTCGAAGGCCAAGCTGACGAAACCACCCCAATCACGATCCCAGTTCGAAGACTCCAGGCGG